TCTTTCTGACCACTTAATACCCTTCCATATTTGAGGATACATTTCCTTAGATTTAAATATAAGCTCTCTAAGTTCTTCTGTTGTGTGTCGCAGTAGCAACCCACTAAATGATGGATGACCCATATATCGTAGAGGGTCTGCAAGCATGGCATATGATTTACCACCTCCTGCTGAACCACCATATAATACTTCTCTTTCACTAGCTGCAAGAAACTCTGTTTGAGGACCTGCATTAGGTTTAAATATTATATTTTGTTCTTCTACAGGTACTGCTTCTACATCAACAACTTCTTGTATTTTAGGCTCTTGCACCTGTTGTTTTTTCTTCGATGGCTTTCGCCTTCTCGATTGCTTTCTCGGCATAAGCTGCCCACTTTCTAAGAGTTCTAGCTTTGTCCTTACGGTGTCTTTCATGTATTAACCTTTTTCTTAAACCCACATGAGATATTATTCTATTTGTTTTTGTTGTTAGCCAATTAGCTACCTCACGATATGAGTATTGTTTTACATACTTTCTAGCCATCTCTATAGCTTCTAATTCAAAAGGTATTGGGTCTAATAAGTCAGGGTCTTCATCATTTAATCTATATCCAAAAGGAACAGTCCTAGCTATACGTGGTATTTGTATCCACTCCTTCTGTTCTTCATCTTTTAAATCGGTAGGTTGTGGTAACTTCCACTTACCTATACTTCTATTCATCATTCTTTGCAGGTAATAACATAACACCACCAGTGCTTTCTACCTGCATCTTTTCAGTTTTTACTAAACCTGTCCTATCTAATAGTTCTTTAGCAGCAGACATCTTTTCTTTTATACCTAATTCCGTAGGGTCTAATAAACCACCTACCATAGCTACAGCAGCTCTAGGTGCGTTTCTACTCATATATAATTGTGTAGCTTCTAATACTTCATCTTTTAAAGATTTAATTATATCTGTTGTACTAGAAGAAGTTGAATACCCTGCAAGTTTTTTTGCAGTCACTACATCTCCACCTGCCTCATCAAATAAAACAGCTAAAAACTTTTGTTGTCTTTCGGTTAGTTCTCTACTCATATTGGTATATTCTCTCTATGATATTGCCTGTCAACGATTGCAATTAAACGTTTAGCTCTGTTAGGTGTCTGCTTAAACCAATTACTGTCTTCCATTTCGTCTGCCATTCTATGCCAATCCAAATCTTCTACAGCGGCAATCATATTTTTAAATTTGGATAGCCTTGGTCTACCTAATTGAAAACACATATTTGCCAATACGTGTTGTATATCATCAGGTAAGTTGTCAAATTGAGAGAACAATAAGTTACAATCTTTTATAGTTGTTTTAATGTCTCTCTCAAACCAATCATTTACTTGCTCATTAGGTACTTTAGTTCCTACAGGTTGGTCATAGTACTCTGTATCCCATTCGGTAATAAGGTGACCTATTCCTCCGGTTAAATGCCCAAGTGAGCAGTAGTATGTTTCGTATTTAATTCCTTCATCATTTGCTAATTCATCTTGTAATTTAATTAAATTCATTAACTGTTTACTTTCTTTAATTTTATACTTTGTTCTAAATGGCTTATTAGAATTTTTCTCATCTTTTCTGCTCTAGTTCTATCTGTAAAAGAATATTCTCTAATGTCATCACTGCTTAGTCTAAGTGAGAATATATAGAACGCACCCTTCTTTACAATACTAGAAGCACTACCATTAGCTACCCTTGTAGGATTAATTAATGTTCCAAAGTTTGTTTCAATAATATTTGACATTATTTCTTACCCATAATTTTCATAGCTTGACCTGCACCTTTAATACCAAAGGATGCACTAATTGCTATAAATAAAAGATACTGATACCATTCAGGTAATGTATTTAATACTTCAAAGCCTACCCTTACATATTCTGTCATGCTAGGTATGAATACTAGTATAGCAGGTAATAGTAAAACAATCAAGGCAAATTCGTCTTTCCAGCTTCCGTCTGTAGCATCTGCCATAGTTTTTTCCCACTCTACTTCTCCTGTAGCAACTTTTTCTGCGACAACTGCTTTAGCTTTAGCTTGTGCAACTTTAGCCTGACCATCAGCTTTTACCTTCTCAACTTTGCTATCCATCCAAGAACTAGCTAGATTTGCTATAGGTCCTATAAGTGCTGTAAACATTATTTTCCTTTATTAAACTTTGAATCTATCCAACATTTACCATAATATAAGATAAATAACCACAGTGTAAATAATACACCTTCTACGTAACTAAGTTCATTCCATGCATCTAATACCATATTATCCATTATAATCTCCTAGTGCCTTCTTTTTCTTGTCTTCTTCTTAGAGCTTTCACGTGCTTGTTGAATAGATAGTTTCCTAGCTTCAGCAGCGGCTTCGCCAAGTTTAGATACAATTCTTCTTTTCTCATCTAAATCTCGCCGTTTTTGAAGCAATCTTTTTGGGCTGTTTAGCCACTTGTCTACCTGCTCTCTTCGCTTTTCGTTTAGCAGCCGTAGTGGCGGCGTATTCTTTGGAAGAAAGAGCCTTAATTGCTTTTTCAGGTAGATAACGTTCACCGGTAGCTTTTGACCCCTGTGTACTAGGTTTGCCACTCTTAGTTCTCCACTTTTGTCTTGTCCAATTTGCTAGTGATTTTTGTGGTGCTTTCATATGATTGTTTAATCTCTTCTATTGTTCTATAGCATCCTATACAGATATCATCTTGTAATTTACAGATACCTATACACGGTGTTATAATTTTCCTGTCCACTTAGCTATAACCCAAGCTGCCAATCCTGCAAAAAATACTATAAGAATAAAACCTACACTATAACCTGCATACTCTAATATTTCTTCTCTACGTTTTGCAGCCATCTTTTCTTGATAACGTCTTGACTTTCTAGCTTCTGCTTGGAACTCTTGCCAATCCTGCCACAATCCGGGTCTACCTAGATATATCATCATCTTCTTGAGTTCTTCTTCTTTTTCTCTTATCTGCTCAAGAGCCATGAACTCTTCTAAGTCTCCACCACCTATACCTTTAGCTTTTTTCTTTTTAAGATTTTTTTCTATGGCTTCCTTAGAAAATACAAAATCTGATATTTGTTTAGCACAACCTGAAAGTTCCTTACCATTAGATATAAAACTCTTGATTACACCGAAGGCTGCATTTGCTGCTGCGAGTTCTGCTAACATTATCTTTTCCTTCTAGGCTTACAATATGCTGTTATCTGTAGATTAGGTCCTTCCTGTTGTGGTATTGAAGGTTGTGCCTGTAATCTTTCTGCAAAGTACAAGCATCTATCTATGTCTTCAAATGTTTGTGTTTGGTCTACTACTCTTATTCCCATCATAAACACTAACACAAACTCAATCATTTACTATACAGGTACTCCTTGTACCTCCTCACTATTATCTTCTTTATGACAGTCGCAGTTACAATCTTCGCAGTCACAATCGTAACATTCACAAGTCTCACATCTATTTTTTATTTGTTTTTCTGTCATTTGCTTTCTTTAGTTGTTCTTTTGCTTTTTTAAATATTGCTACAACTTCAGTCTTTCCCATTACTTTTGCTCTTTGTTCAGCGACTGTAAGTATTTGTATCTTTCTCGCATATGGTTTATTGATCTTCTTAACTTTTGCAACGGTTGCTCTTGCATCGGCTGCTGTGGCAAACTTGATGCTAACTGTGTCTTTAGGGTTTTCATCCGTATATAACCGTCTGTCACTTCCTTTGGGTTTTTTTCCTGTGCCAACTTTAGGGTCTGCCTTTTTCTTTTTTTTCATTATCCTCTGTAGCCACCACCTGCTTTTTTATAGGCTGATGCAACCATCTGTGCTTTTCTTGCACTCCATTGACCGGGTGCACCCCCTTTACCACCTGCTTTGATACGGTTGAATATTCTCTTACGCATCGTAGGTTTGGTATAGTTACCTGCTGCATTAACAGTGCTACCTCCACTTTTAAGTTTAATTGCTTTTAAGGATTTAGCTTGACCTGCATGAAGTTTAGATGCTTTGTTTAAACCCTTAACTACTTTTTTTATTGTCTTTTTTGCTTTAGCTTGTGCCATTATGAACCCTTCTTTTTCTTATCCTTATCTTTTACGACTTTTTTATCTTTCATTTCTAATTTAATTCTGTCTCTAAGTTCTTTTGGCACAGCTTCATTATATAAACCTCTATAACCTTTCATAAAGCCATTAAGTAACTGACTAGGGGTTGCAGGTTTAAATCCTGCTTTGGGAAGTAGTGCAGAAGCCGATGTTGTAAGTCGTGCTTTAAGATACTGTCTTTTAGCAGCATCTTTTAGTGTCATAGGTTTAGGCTTTGCTTTAGGAGCACCTAACTTTTCTACTTGTTTTTGTATTCTTTTATCTCTTTGTTTTTCTGCGTATGTTTTTGTTTTTGACATCTCTATCCTCGTATAAATTGTTAAATGTAGTGAATGGGTCTAAATAAGATTCATGTGCTTCTGCTGAGTGTGTCCATTGAGATGGAGCAAAATCAGGAGCACCTTCACCTGTAACCCACAGAGCAGGACTAGTAGCTCTTACTCTGTTATTTGGCAGTGCAACAATGTTGCCTGTCCATTTACCTGCATCTAACAAATACATTACGTGTGATTGTTTATGCTGTGCAGGGTCATCTGCTATGTCATGGTCTGTGTAGTCAACCGTAAACATATATCTAGCTGTATAGAACTCATTAGCTATTTTACATAACCAAGGACTAGAACTAACTCTGTCCATTACTATGACACTATGGTTTCTTGATTCACAATCCCAAGGTTGACACAAGTGGTCTTCCATTGGCTCTGCCCATTCGTCTACAGGTATATCGGCTACTAGTGCTTGTATAGGCATCCTTGCCCACATTGCACCACCGTGTACATTCTCTTCTTCTGTACAACCTGTGAAAACTACCTGAAAACTTAATGACCTATCAGGTATGGTATTAACTGCG